ACGCACGCCGCCCATCACACCAGTACCCCGGCGAAAGCGAACGTCTTGATTTAACACGTATTGGCGTCCGACAGGATATTGCTAATCCAAACCGTGACCCCTCGGCATCCCACATCAACGCCGATTTTGCCGCAACTGGCTCAACCTACGACCCTGCACCATGGTGGTACCCTGACGAAGCGTTCGACAGTCACGACCGAGGTAGCCACATGGGGTACCTACGTGCTCACATTGGTCGTGTTGTGGAAGACCTCGACGGCAATGAAGGCTTCAGTATCGTCATTCACAGTACGATTCCGGGTGCAAGCAGCCGCAACTTCTGCGCATGGCTCGACAACAGTAAGGGTCAGTCCACGTACAAGCCGCAGTACCTTATTGGTCACGGTGGTCGCTTCCGCAACTTTTGGTCGCAGCCTGACGAAACGCTTGGGGAAAATATGCACCCCGCTCCGCTGCCGTTGAACAAGCACGGTCGTCCCTTCGCCCCAATTACATCACTGCGAGAGTACGTGCCCCAAGAGGAACCTGATGACGCCTTCTCAAGCAACCTTGACGTTGCTGCTCGTAGTGACATCAAGAAGAACACCACGGCCCGTCGGGTGTCTTCGGTCATGGGTGGTACCAACAACAACAGTGTTGCCGATGAGTCGTTTGAGGCTCAGTCCCCTGCTACGGCTCTTGTTGAAGGGCTGCGACGCGGCTCAACTGCTATTGGTCGCATCAACTTTGGTGGACTTGTCGCTGCCGGGGTACCCGGTTTCGCACCAGATGCGGGTGACTTTGGCCTTGGGCGACGTGGTGACACACGGTTCAACAAGAGGTACGGTAACTCAGGAAGCACGGACTACACCTCGCATGTACCAACGGCGTCAGCCAAGGAAGACGCGGTGGGAGATGCACCCCTGTACGGCTTCCGATTTGCCGACCATCGCGGTCGTGGTCATGGTGTGCGTTACGTGTACCGCACAATGGATGATGCATTTGCCAATGAATTGACCGTGCTACCTTCCACGCTTGACGATGAAATTGTTGTGTACATCAACGATAGTGACGTGTCGAGGGGTGGCTTTACCCTTGGTCATCACATGCTTGGTACAGGTGACGCTACTGGGCGTATCACACCAACGTCAAACATGACCGAAAAATCGTGGGTCGGTAACCGATGGCGTGGTGTGTACGCTGCTGATGCAGGCATTGATTGCAAGGTCACGTACAACACCGGCGATTCGTTGACCGTTGCCTTTGAAGCACCGTACACAACGAGTGCTTCAGACTACGCAAATCACCCCGACTTCCTCGGCTTCCTTGGCTTCCCGCTGACAAACGGGACCATTCAACTCACAGACCCGTACAGTGGAACCGGTGTTACTGCACACGGTTCAACCGGTAACACATTCACCTACGAAACGCGCAGTTCCAACGACGTGACGGGCACGCATACATTCTATGGTGTGACAGGTGCAGATTTTACTGTCAGTCACTTCTTCAACGGTGCTACCTTTACTGACACCGCTACAGCATTCAAGACCAACGCGAAGAAGTTTGGCTTGCTGATTACGCCTCGTTTGAACTGGACTACGTTGGTGACTGACGAAGTGCTTGCGTATGCAACGGTAGCAGCCATCAACCTCACTGACCCGAACGTTGAGCAGGGCGTTGCCGTTGATGTGCGGCATCTGTATGCAGCAGACGGTCGTACACTCGGTGAGTGGGGTGTCGCTGAGGATGCCATCATCATTCGTGCCCACAACCCACAACGTGGTACACGCCCATTGTCTGAAATGTTCAGTGCAAGCCTGCACCGCGACTACGGTATTCAGGCTGCACACATTGAGTTTGGTGAGTACGAGTCGTTGAAGAAGACCACCAAGGCATCGTGGAGTTTGACTGCGAGCACCAGTACACCGGTTTCGGATGCTGACATTGAAGCGTCACGTCAACTCGACGTTGGTTACATTCCTCGCACGGTGGTGCAGATTCGGACCCGTGGACGTGGGTTCCACGCAAACACCCCTACGCCCATTTTGGTTGACTCCTTCAACGACCCGGTGGACATCAGCACTTGGCGGTCAAACCTCCGTGGTACGCGCTTTTTGGCTCGACCGGGTGACCACATTCTGCCGTGCCTCAACAACTACATTTTGGAAATTGACTCCTACTCATCCAATGAGTTCAACGTCCGTACGGCGTCCAACAAACTCGGGCATGCCCTCATCCTTGCAGGTCAAGAAGACATCACGAATCCTGACCGCGTGCCATCGTTTGGTGAGCGATTGCCGTTTTATCACGACGATACAAAGTACGCATTGGTGTTCAGCAAGCAGACGCCCAGTGCAACCGGTAGTGAAACAAAGTTCACGTACACAGACCAAGAGGCAACCGCTGAATGGCAAAGTGAGTTCGGGTCAAATACCATCAACGACGATTTCTTCGTAATGCGATTTATCGGGGAGATTGACGGTTACCGTTTGCATGGTAGCGTGGACAGTGAACCTGTCACCTATTTCCGTGGTGCGCGGGACAGTGGTGACCACAGTGTACCGTTGTACTTTGGTGGTGGATTCAGCGGCATCGTGCTTGACGTGAACGACGGTACGCAGAACGATTACTCCGACTTCTATACGCATCCCTACTCAAGCGGGCCGACAGGTACGGCGGGTATTCAACACGCCAATGAAATTTCAACCTCGTTTGCCTTGGTTGACTGTAACGCGCTGCTTGCCTTTTTCCCCGGCACTGCACTTCTCAATCAACATCGAGCAAGCATTCACCCACCTGTGTACAACAAGACCAGTGTGCTTGCAGTTGACCTTGACGGCGGTAGTGGTACTCGACACAGTAGTTTGCCGTCCCACGTCGAATCACGCTACACCGTCGGCATGGTGTACCAAAAGCCGTCACCCCTCATCCTGCGTGTTGCTCACCCAATCGCTCGTTACGACGATGCGCAGAACTCCAAGCAAAACTACACGGCGTACATCGTCTATGGTCCCGGTCAAGCCTTCCCCTTCACCGAAACCACTGATGAAGATGCGGCGGTTGAGCCACACCCCGGTTATGTCGTGACGACCGGAAACACGTGGAGCAAGGTGCCCTTTGACAAGTACCTACCAAACACCCTGACCAATGACAGGAACGACTACGGCCCACCTACCGGAACGTACCAAATCGAGCGTCACCGTCACCATTGGTTCACGAAGATGAACTGGTCGCCCGCTGAAGGTATTCCGTACGTGGGAGCAGTGTCCAGTGGAAAGAGCCTGTGGCAGCGTCCTGAGCACGGGTACCACTTTGGTGAGCACTTTAACACGCAAAACTCCGTCAGCAGCAACAACATTGTTGACTACGCCAAAGCCCACCCGTACAAGCATGCACCAACTCTTGGTTACGGTGCAGCCAGTCAAGCCGACTACACCTTCCACATGGACGGTGGGTATCACCCCGGCGGCTCATGGCTCGACAACCAAATGTCGTTCAACGCACCGCTTGAGCCAAGCGACTACCGCGTGGCCAAAGAGTCTTGGAATCAAGTCAACCCCACTGCCTTCCGTGTGTCGGGCGTGCTTGCCAAGCAAATGCTTGCAGGCTCGTCGGCTGAAGAGGGTGACGACTTTGACCGCGACTTCATCATCGTTGATGCAACCCGGTGTCAGAATGGCGAAGAACTTGCAGCCGTCCTTGGACAAGCCGTGAATGAAAATCCCGGTCGCGGGGCACTGAAGGCCATGGGTGGTACTCACCTACCTTCAATGGGCAACGCAATGCGTCAAGACCGATATGGGTGGATTGAACTTACGTTCACTGATTATGACATTGACGGGTCAACATCAAGGACGTACGTTGAAGCATCTGGTACAAACCAAGCAACACTTGAGCAGTTGCCCGCAAGTGGGTGGATTCGTACTGACAAAAGTGGTCGAACACTCCACTCCATTGTACTACCTGCGTTTGCACCGTATCACAGTCGGGAAGTGTACAACAACAGTGGTACGTGGACTGCACGGTTTTATCTTGCACCAAATCGAATTGAGGGTCACCCAAAGTTGGAAGACGCGCAGACGCATTCCGACAGTTCACACCCTACTGAGGCGAATGTGGATTCCAACGCCACAAAGGTGTACGTGTGGAGCAAAGCAGGCGTGCATCGTTACAACAACGAAAACGAAAGTGCGCGTACCCACATGACTCAAGTGCATTTTGCAGGTATTGTGGACGCTATTGACCGTACGCGACCGGTCGGTGTTGTTGGGTGGTCAGGTGAGCGATACTCCTACCTAAACTCGTTGAAGGTCGGTACAGAAGGCTACGCAGCAGGCTTAGGGGCATATCACCCCAAACTGGGCTTCTCACCGTACGGAGCAGCGTCCACCGTGATGAACGGTTACGGACAGTTCCCTCACGTATATGCGCTTGAAAACACACCTGAATCACTTGCGGGTGCGAACTACCAAGGCAACGCGGCTACGAACTACCTTGGGGGTACAGTATGGAACATTACCACTGCCCCCGGAAGCATTTCCTACACAATGCGTAACGCTGACACCAGTGGGGCATTTGTTCAACAGGGTGAACCAGTCAACACGCAGACGTTGACCGACTTTACCATTCCTGATGCGTTGCATCACCCACAAGGTGTGTTTGGCAAAGGCTTCCTTGTGATGTCGTACGAAAGCGAATTGGCACTTGTGGCAAAGCGTGACCGTGACGGTATCACTGCACTTGGTGATTGGCTGAGTGTTTCCTCCAAGACACGTGCGGGAGTTGCAGCCGCTACTGCCATCACTTTTGCAGGCACGGTTCAGTGGGACGAGCGCATTCACGGTGCTGAACGGTACTATGCACCCGCTACTGCCGGACCCAACGTGGAGGCCCTGATTGGTTCAGGTACGGCAACACCGACTGGTGACCTTATCACGTCTGAGTACACGTTGCACAGTGCAATCACAAACGACAACAATCTGTTCAACGCTACCCCGGCGGCAGCAAAGATTGGTGACTTGTTCTTTGACTACGACGAAAGCCCCGGCTCCGGTATTCTCAGTAGCGTGACCGAGGTTGAGCGCAACCTACTGCTTGGCCTTAAGACGGCGGCATCAAGCAGTGACTTTGACAACAAACACGACGACCTGACCTATTGGCTCCCAAGCGTCAACGGGTACAAGTCATTGGGTAACACACCAGTGCGCAACTTCAGCGTCGAGCACGTGGTGTGGAAGCGTATGGACGGTGGCAACCTTTCGCTACCTGCACTCAACGCGCGTGGGCTTGGCTCGGTGCCCTTTGTCACGCGAGTCAACAGTGGCACTGCATACCTGACTGGTGAGAAACTGTACGGCAACGTGCGGTTCACGTTTGAAACTACGAACAGTAGCATGTTCCCCATCATTCAGGCTCAAGAGTTGGCACACCCACAGATTGCGGCTCGTCACCCTGAAGAACTGCGTAACGTACTCATCATCCCCAACGAAGAGGTACAGTTCGCCGCCATTGAGGTTGAGGACGACACTGGACAGGTACACACCGTTGAGGGTGGCTCACCCTTCGGCACCATCATTCGTGGCTTCCGCAAGGTGTCCAACCGTGCATCTGAGGGACTTTCACCCGCCATTGCAGGCAGCGGCGTGGAGCCGAACCTCAAGGTGCGCTTGCCTGACCCCAACACCATTCCGGGTAACATCATCGTCCGCAGTGGGTTTGACCGCATTCAAGCGTATCAGACTGAAACAATGGGTAGCGGTGGTATGCTCCGACCTGACCTTGGTACTGACATGAAACACCTGTGGACCACCGAAACCAGTGCGCCACGCACCTACCCCACCGGTCCCGACCATCAGTGGGAGCACATCTCTCAGGGTGCAGGTGAGGGTGGGTTCCCTGACCCAACGTTTGCCGGATGGGAAGAGGCCACGAGTAACGCACCACTGGAAACCTCGTATGAGTTGCATGACCGTACCCTCTTCTTCCACGTGACCAAGTGCGGTAACACGCACACACATAAGCACCCAACACACTACGACCACACCAACGGTGTGCAGAACAGTAACCTCACGGGTGTGTCCTATTCAGGCAGCACGCTTACAGTCAGTGCCACTGTTGACGCTGCTCTCTTCTCCACGGCGTTTGGTGACGAGGAGGCTGCTGATAACCGCCGCTTCCTGCGACTGTACAATCCCACAACCGACCGGGGTGGTGTAGCCTCCTTTACGGGCATTAGCGGTGCTACATTCACAGGGTGTGTTGGAGATGCAGACTTTGATGAGTTGGTGAAGACGAGCATCACCTCACTCAAGGTCGTACCGTCGTACTACATTCCCGCAGGCAGCACCCGCTTTTTTGCATCCCGCCGTCTGCGTGACCACTCGGAAATCAGCGGCAACAGTCCTGACGCCATGCACACGATGTACTACCAAGGCGTTTCCGCTGCAACGAACGCGCACGCCATCTTGAGCAAACCGAAACTGACTCCGATGGCAGTGCCTCGTATGGGTCACCACTTCGTCACCCCAACCATGGGTATGCTACCGGGACACTGGGCGCACCCTGCGTACCAAGGACTGTACAACAAACATCGAGCCATTCGTGCATCGTCACACAAGTTTGCTGAGCAGACGCTCTTGGAAGAAGTAGGGCTTACCACGCTGCGGGCGGACATTGCATCCTCGGTGACCGACCAGTTCAACAACTACGACCCGCAATTGGTCTTCGGTTCACTGTCCGCTACACCATCAGGACCAAGCGACATTCACGGCGGTGCGTTCACTTTGATGTTTGAGTCCAAGGTAAGGGCTGATGGTTACGGTGTACTGGCGTCAGAAGGGCAAGCCGGGGTCATCAACAGTAAGGGTGGGCATAGCATCGTCTTGGAGGCGGCTGCTACCTACACCTTGTCCAATCATTTCCCTGACCCTGCTGAGGTTGGCTCGTACCAAATTGTCATTCAACCCAACATGCACAAATCACAACTCATTGGTTATCATCAAAACAATTCAGACGGGAAGGGGTTGCCTGACGGGAGTGTGGCAGAACTGACCAATCAACAAGTTGCGTTGGTTGTGGGTATCAAAGAAGCAGACAGTACCCGTGGTGCTCGGGTGCTTGTGTTGGCAGAAGCCACCTCAGCAGACGTGCGCGGTTGTGAGGTGTTCATCAATGAGGTCATGCTTGACCATGACCCGGACCACGGCAGTCAATTCACAAACATTCCACCGTTGTTGTTGTACAACCCACTGGGTGTACAGTCCACTGAAACTCCTGCGTTTGTCCGCCACACCCTGCCCTATCATCCCGGTATGTTTGTGGATGCTACACCGGGTTTCACCACCAACATTCCATGGTGGAGCATCGTGCATCGAAACGGGCCGTCACACGCAACATCGGTAGGTTTCCGTCATCTTAACCACCATCGGTTTGACAACTACTACGAGTTCATTCGTGCAGGTGCAGGTAGCGTTGGTGTGCAACTGACGCTTGCGGGTTACCCAAGTCAACACCCGGACATTTACTCCAAGGTGTTTGACCTTACCAGTCTCAATCCAGTAGCAACCGCTACTTCTGCTACCTCGTCTGCAATTACAGTTGCAGACGCCCGTATGTGGCCACAACGCTCGTACTACAATCAACTGGTTGAGTACGTGGATGCCAACGGTATTCGACGTACCAACAAAATTGCAAACGTAACCTCCACTTCAATTGGTCTTGATACCGCACCAAGTGCATTCCACAGTAACATCACCAACGGTACCAAGGTCCGCCTCACCCGCGCATACGGTACGTTCCACGCAGGCTCAGTCTTCCTTGATTCCAAGTCAAGCATGATTACGCGCATGCTACCGCAGGTGTTGCAGGGTAGTCGGGACACCAACAGTTTGCACGTTCCTGATGCATTCTTGTGCATGTGGCATCCAAACCTTGGACGACCATACACGTTTTACTCCGATTCAACACGTACTTTCCTCAACCCCGCAAGTGACCGGGCGGTGGACAACAAACCGTACAACTCAATGCCTGAGCATTTTGAAACATTCCACTACCACGATGCACCGTACTTTGCGAGCGTAGGGCCTTTTGGTCTTGGAATGAAGACACCAAATCCGGTCCTACCGCTAAGGTGGAAAATTGGCTCTTCTGTTGGGGATGCCCGCACAGTACAATCAATTGACACCGCTGCAAAAAGAATTACAACCAATTCCAATTCTTCGGCCACCAATGCGCTATCTTCCGGTGATGTCATTTCAATTGCAGGCCGTTTGTACACAGTAAGCAGTGACTCAATTTTCACTGGTAATATTGTTGTCAATCAAGCCATTGATGCGGAGATTGCGACCGGAACTGCGGTTTTCACAGGTGGTATTGGAGATGTGGTTGCTGCCGGTAGTTTGGACTCCTACTTTACCCCTCAAGGCTCAACGGGTACAGACACCACGCAAGTTACACTCAACAATTACTGGCCATGTGGTAGTCGCGGTGGACCATTGGTCAGCCGTCTTGACGGGTATGGGTTTGCAGCAAGTTCGTGGACGTACACTCCGAACTACGGGTACGACAGAAGGCAATGGATAGACCAAGACGATGATGGGTCATACGCAGTGAGCAGTGGTATCACCAGTCAAGATTACGAAGGTGTGTCAAACCCAACAAGGGCGTTGCCTTTCGGCTACCGCTTCGGTTTGCGCCAACCGTACAACAGACCGCAGTGGTCGAGATACGGCATGGCGTACTTCCGCGATACAACCCTCGCCGGTTGGATTCCTGAATACGCTCCGTACGTACAGGCTGACTCGCAGACGTGGCCAAAGGCAGATTTCAGCAGCGCGGCTACATATCCTGCAACCTACGTAGGTGTCATGGAACGTCAAACCAATTTCAGCGGTATGCTTGGGGTGGACATGGCTGAGCGTCAAGTGCGGTACAGTGACGGTATGCGCATGACGCGCTCGTTTGGCGCTCCTGTACGCACGCTACGCAATCAGTCCACTGTCATTCGTGATTGGTGGGGTGACGACAACGGCAAGGACTTGGAGCGCATTGACGAGGCCGTGATGTACTACATGGTGGATTGGTGGGGTAACACCCGTGGTGAGGAAGTACGGCGCTTTCCTGTGCGCTCATTCGGCATCAGACCCGCGTGGGATGCAGGTGACGCATATGACCCCGGACGCAACACCGATGCTACCCCGTACGAGCGACTGTACAACAGTGGTAGCCCCCTTGTCAACCTCAAGGGCATTGTCGGCTCAGGCTCAAGCAACATCTCATTGTCCACCGGTGTGACTATTCCACGCTTTGGTGGACGACAGAACACGTCAAACAACAACAATGCAAACACGTTGGTGGACTTGTTCATGCCCGCTACCGCGATGCGCGTTGGGGACATGGGTAACGGTCGCGGTGTGCGCTACCCCACGCAGTTTAACGAGGACCGGCTGACTGCGTTGAATGAGGCTGATTACACGACCGGTGTGGTCCTGTCCCACCACACGGCTGAGCCGGTGTTTGGTGACGGGTTTATTCGCGCTCGCAACGACACGCTTGCACTCGATGAGGTGCCGCGTGGTATCAGTGCTCGACTTGAGATTGATGAGGGTGGGCTGCTTAAGCCTGAAGCGGTCGTTAGCAGCCGTGTTGAAACTGTCACTGGCTCGACCAAGCATACCGACGCAGTGTCCCGTTCTGCTCCACGTATTGGGCTTGACACAGAAAACATCGAAGGCGTGGACGACAACCTCATCGCACTCAACACCGAAGCACACAGTCTGCACGCCGACCGTGGCGTTGGGCAGCGCGTGGTGCTTGTTGGTGGTCTGACCGCAGGCTCGCAAACCATTGGTGACCTTGACTACAAGACGCTTAACTTTGGTAGTCAGCCTGTTGGTGGTGCGGCTCGCTTCAGTCATACGTCTAATTTCAACCCACTTGGTGGTACGTATGTGGCTGAAACCCGCAACTTCCTTGCCCCGGTCAGCGACCTTGGATGGGGTGCAGTGAGCGGCAAGGCTGCTAACCCGTATGCTACGAGTACGTTTAGCAGCGCATCAGCACAGACCAATTTCACGGATAAGACCATCTCGTTCCTTTTGCGCCCAGTGCGTCTGCTTGACGACCAACACGTTGAGATGTTCCGCCCCAACAACAATTTGCACAGTGGTAGCCCACAGTACGGGTCAAACTACTTCTCCGCAACCGGTGGTGGGAAGTACGGTCTGTTCGCGTACGACATGCCATCCGGTCGTGCTGCTGATGGCAACTACATCAGGGCAACGAATCCCGACACAAATCCACCGTATGCCCCGGCTTACTACATGAACATCGGCAGTAGTGACAGTAATCCGGCAAGCAAAGGTCCGAACCTTGGCGGTACGCACAACATGAGTACGTCACTTGACAACGATGTAACGCGCGTCGTGATGAGTGAAAACACCCTGCAACACCACCGCAGTGACGCATCACGTAGGCGCACAAGCGCAGAAACCGACGATGCCGAACGTCGTGCTGATTACTCGGTGAAACCACGGTTCAGTCAATCCCTCCACCCGAAGGGGCATAAAGGAGATGTGGACTACGGAACATCAGACCACTCGGGTGATGGCGCATGACGTGTGAATGTGGACACTGCTTTGGCATGGATTCAGCATTTGACTTCTTGGAAAAGAAATTGTGTCCCGAAGGAAAGGCTGCTGCCAAGCGGAAGTTCAAGGTGTACCCGAGCGCATATGCCAACGGTTGGGCCGTGCAGTACTGCCGTGGTAAGTTCCGCAAGAAGAAGGGAGGCAAGAAGAAGTGAAACTGAAGCGTGACTCCTGCTGCTGCGGTGGCACAAAGCAGACCCCCTGTGTCTGCATGCTTAAGGGGGTCATGCAGTGTTCTCCAAGGAAGCCAAAGTGCCCTTGCTACCGCTTGATGGACAAGCAAAAGACTCGGAAGGTGAAGGTGAAGTGACCGACCGTTGCACCTGCTATGACGTGCTTATCGTCAAGAACCTGAACCGTTGGTTCAAGGAGAAGTGGGTGGACGTGAGCCGCAAGGACAAGGACGGCAAGCACCCGCCCTGTGGACGTTCAAAGGCCAAGAAGGGCAGTAAGGGCTACCCTAAGTGCCGCCCGTCTGTCAAGGTCAGCAGCAAGACACCGAAGACCAGTGGTTCGATGAGCGAGGGTCAGAAGCGTGCAGCAACCAAGCGCAAGCGTTCCAAGAGGCAGGGCGTTGGTGGTAAGCCTACCATCGTGAAATCGGGTTACATAGGAGTGCGGTAACGTGACCCCTAATGAGCGCACCGTTTCCGGTTACTACCGCACCGCTACCATCCCTGAAGATAAAACCCAACCTGTACGTAAGGTGCCATTAAACCCAAACTACTCGCCTAATCGGTTTGCTACGCTTGCTCTTTCTCAAGCCCTATCCGACATGCAGTTACCAATCGTACCTGAAACACCTGTACGGGGAGCCGTTGAGCAGCAACAAATGGACAAGGTGTTTGGACCTTGGAGGCATGAATACCACGGTCATGAGGAAGATGTACGGCGAATTAACGAAAATCCACTCATGCGATTTTTGAGTCTTTCAGACACCAAAGCACCCAATGTTGGCATGCAGGATGGAGAAGTACGGGTGTTTGACCCCGCGTTCCGTTCGTTTCGCGGTCATCGAGCCGTGCCAATTGATTACGAAAGCGGTAAGTTTGAGCCAAAATATGCTGCGAACCTGCGAAACCAATTCGGTCGTGTGGACAAAGACCAACTCGCTGAACTGGCTCAACGGGTTAAGGACTACCGACCGCAGTTTGATGCTTGGGAGGGTGACCTGTCAGAACGTGCGTGGCAGGGTGGTATGAAGGACTACACACAAGCCCGTGATGCTTTGCAATTTTTGTCGTCCATACGTCAAGACCCGAATCAGACCAAATTGTTTGAGTATGGGAACCCCGCGTACGCAAGCATGGTGAACGACCTGCGTAGCCGTATTCCTGTCGAAAAGGCTGAGAAAGACGCTAAAGGCAAGAAGGGCATGGTCGTCGTTATTGCATTGGGGAAACCCAAGAAGGAAGAGAAGGTCAAGAAGAGTGACGTGGTTGTGAAGCGTCGAGCGATTGGTGTTCAACCCGGCATGGCGTCGTGTACCAATCCAAACTGTTTGGCTCAAACCCCTGAAGGCTCGGGTGCGTGTCAGACCTGTGGCTCATCGCTCGACTTGCAGAAGGCAAAGAAGCCTGACCCACGCCTCAAGCGTATTGGTGTGAGCGGGTACAACAAGCCCAAGCGCACGCCAAACCACCCCAAGAAGAGCCACGTCGTCGTGGCTAAGGAGGGCAACAAGGTCAAGGTCATTCGCTACGGGCAGCAGGGTGTTTCCGGCTCGCCCAAGAAGCGCGGTGAATCCAAGTCCTACCGCAAGCGCCGCGAGTCGTTCAAGGCTCGCCACGCCAAGAACATCAAGCGCGGCAAGATGAGCGCCGCATACTGGGCAAACCGAAGCAAGTGGTGAGTATGACTCCGTTTGACCTCGCTTGGACATATCTGCTCAAGCAGGTACCGCCCCTCCGTGATTATGCAGGAGAAGACCTCGCCGCTATTCGATGGATTCCCGCAAACCGTCAGTCCTCGTACGCTATGCCGCGACCAGTTGTTGACACTGGGGGAGGTTCAACAGGGTGGTGGGAAGACAACGTTGTGAAGCCCCTTGGTAATCGGGTTCTTCCCGGTTATCGTGATGAAAGAATACAGGGGCCAATTACAGGTACGTGGGTATCACCCGCTGATGCAACGGCTCTATCTAATCCCGATTTGACCTCAAAATACGACTTGCCTCAAACATTGCTCGGAATTACCGAAAGTCCTCATTTTTTCCGTTATAGCAATCAAACAGGTTATCCTGAAGGATTTCAGTACGGTGGTTATGACCCTGAACATTTCGTGAGGATTCCGCTTCCTGACATGTTTGGCCGTCGAGTACGCACTCCTCAACAAATGGCCGAGTTTGCGCGGGATGCCTTAAGCAATCGTGATTCTGAATCAGAAGCAAAACTTGACTGGATGTCGGACATGGGCTTAGGGGACGAACTTCGTGCTGAAAGGTGGAAGGAGGACAGGGGTAAATCCATGACGCTTGATGATTTGGTGCGTGAGGGTCTTGTTGGTGTCCTTCCGCCATTGCCGAGTGCTGACCTCACCATGCCACCGTCACTCCAACCGAGGCAGGTGGCATGACGCTCATTCGGGACACTGTTGTTGGTCGGTACAACACTGATGCAACCGAAGTAATGGCCCATGTACGCAAGCCAGTGTTCGTGGACAACGCGGTACACTACGGTAGGCTTAGCGTGCAACGCAGCGGTAAGCCCAAGGTGACCGTTGAGCGCAACATGACGCGCACCTTGCAGGTCATGCCCGAGCGCGAGTACACGCTTGTTGAGGGTGAGTCCGACGTGCAACTGACGCACAAGAGTGCAGACGGTCATTCCTATTCAGGTACGCCGTATTTTGGCACCGATGTAATTTCCAATTCAAATCAGCCTAAGTTGTTGTACAACGTATCGAATTATGCGCAACGGCTTGTCGGTGATAGCATCACTGACCGTGCCGTGGGCATCCTCATTGGCATGAAGAACATGAAGGGGCGCACGCTGCAATCCATCGGTTTCGACGGTGACGGTGTACGGCTCGGTCAGCCCGTAGGCGTTGGACTGCGTACCAGTGACCTTGCGGTACGACTGGGTGAAGCGGCGACAAATGGTGCGACGAGTGTTGGCCTATCACGCCCGCGCAACACGTCCACGTCTTATCGCAACCATAGTACTCGGTTCGTTGGGCAGGATTTCAACAACTCCAATTTAATCACCGCGCTGCGCTTCCTTGGTCGCCACGACAGTCGCATTGTCTTGCTTGACCGCTTTGGGAATCTCCTGTACGTGCCTGTCACGTTCAGTGAAAGCAACATCGAAATCAACAACGAAGGTGGGCTTGGTACCATTAAGGAAAACCCAGTGGACAACACCACCAATGCCGTGACCATTCAGGGCCTCCCGTTGGCACTCAACGATATGGTCATCGTCACCGTCAGCGATGCTGAGGGGCAGGTCGAAGAAATCCGCGAAGACCCCTCACCAATCGTTGACCACACCGTACGCTCCACAAACACTGCACGTCGTACTGCACGACAAATCCTGAAGGGTCAGTCATTGACCAAGGGTTCTCTCACATCGAGTGGCAACGAGAACATGACGCATGTGCGCCCCGGTACGGTCATTCGATTCAACGGCAAGAACAAGGTCGTCACGGAGGTCGTACACAAGCCGCTTGAGTCCATCAGCGACTTCACCATGCTAAACATCGAAACGGGGCTTGAGGGGGTCTTGCAGGGCATTGGTGAGTCATCCACGGTGCTCAGCAACAACGAAAACCCCTCGACCTACGTGCAGCGTGTCGAAAGCAACCTGTCGTTCTTCGGTGAAGTGGACCTCATCATCAGCGCCAAGGTGACGAGCAGGCGCGTTGAGGCCACTGCAATCCTCATCGGCGGCGTTAAAGGGACGCGCACACGTGGCAAAATCGGTGGCAACGGGTTGCCCATCGGAGTGACCAAAGGACCGGAGGAGGTGAACTGATGCCTGTGTCAAATCATCTGCGCCGTTTGCTGATTGAAACAATCAGGGACAACATCAACGAGGTAACGCTTGGTTTTGACGGTACACCTGCGACCAGTGACGATGGTGCAGCGGGACGACCTGCCATCACGCTCACGCCCGAGGTGACCATCATTGACGAAACATCAGTGTTGGTTGAAGCGACCGTGCCTTTCGATGAGTCTTTTACTGAGTCACTGCGAGAAGTGTATGTACAGATGCGCAACACCAATGACTTCCTGCCCGTGGGACGATTCAACATCGCACCGTACACGAAGAACGGGTCTAAGGAAACGAAAATCCAAATCACAATCGAGGTGGAATGATGTTGCCGATGGATGATGCTTGGGCTTTACTTAAGCGTCAAACTACTCTTGGTGAGTTTCACCCTGATTTTCCCAGTCCCTATGGTGAAGTCAAGTACTACCACGGAACTCCAAGTACAGATAGACTTTCATTCATGCGCACGGGCATCGAACCACGTAGTGACAACAACAATGCGGCATATGTTTCTGATGACCCTATGAGTGCAAGAGTCTATGCAGGTGGTAATGCATACACTGATGATTTTACACCGGGTATGTTGATTGGTGTTAGGGGTGAGCCGGAGGGATTAGGAGATGGCGAACACCGTTACTTTAGTACACCTCAAGGCATACCTCCCGAAAGATTGGTGAAATTGCCCAAGTCCTATCACGACCTAAGACCGGACAGGAAGGTATTGGAAGAGATGAATGAACGGATGGCAGGCATCCCAATCAGTGAATTGATGGCTGACGCCCCTGCGGAGTTCAGAAACTTTTGAGGTGAAACAATGGCAGGCAACCCACTTTCAGGACATACCAAGGCCAACATGACGCTCAGCGGCTCAGCGCAGCCTGCTGATGGGTTGAAGGACGGGGACCACATTCTCAGTCCAACGCTGACCAACTTCCTTGAGGGAATCCACGGCAACGGGATTCTGCTTGAGGAGGACACCGCGTACGGGGACGGGGACCGCGATGACCCTGAGAACCTACCCGGTGCGTGCAATCAGCAGACGAACTCCTACACGTTCCGCGTGCAGGGTGGACTGGCCGTTCTTGATGGTGTCCTGTATGCCTTTGCAGATGGACCCGGCAACAGTACGGACATCGTAATCAGCGCCTCCAGTACGAGCAAGACGGGTAGCCCTACGGCCCTGACGAGTGGACAAGAAGCACTGGTGGTCGTGTACCTGTCTGCTGACGACAACGCCAAGCACGTGTACTGGGAGATGGGCACGGCGGTCACGACGGCCTCCAATACCTACCCCACCACACCTTCTGCTTTCCTCAATACACCCGGCTCGTTGACCAACCGCAACACCACGGTGCTTGCTACGCTACGTGTTGTGTACAGTGCAAGTGGCGGTGACTACGACGTGAGTATCACCGAAATCAACGACAAGCGTACAATCTTGCGTCCAAGCCCTATTTACTTCAGTCCTGTTACAAGTGGAGCGGTTGCTGCAACTACGGCTGCAACGAACCCCGATGCGTTCCACTCCGGTGACGAAGCGGGTAGCCTTGCAGGTAGCCGTGTTGGGGCACTATGGCAATCGTACAACGCTGACGGTGACTCGCTTCTGTACTACTCGGCCAAGACAGACAGTAGCACCCGTCATACTCACGTGCTCGGTCCATCGAGTGTCAAGGCGTTGACGCCCAGTTCCACGACGACATTCACGTACGACGAGAGCAGCATTTTCGTCATTACACCCGGCTCGGCACATCAGTTCAACCCAAGCGGCACGTTCCCCAAGGGGCACATGGTGTTCGTCAGCAATCACGCAGCGCACGGTACAAACGGCATTACATTCGACAACGGTGGCCTTGGTAGCATCATCTTGGGCAAGGAGTCTGCACTCTTTGTGTACGACGGTAGCAACTGGAAGAGCGTCATTTTCGCAAGCGGTGCGACTTCGCCTAACGGTCATGGCGCAACAGGCATGGTGCAGTTGTCTGACGGTGGTGGTGGGTTCACAAGTGATGCCAAGTTGTTTTGGACTACCGCTTCGTCCACTCTTACGGTCAACGGCAAACTCACTGTAACTGGCCTCATTGACCCAACCGGTTTGGTCATTGACGAGAAAGCCAACGTTGCAGCCACAGGCCACACCACCGCAGCAGGCAAAGGCTTGCTTTGGGTCAAGAACGATGCACCAAATCGCCTCTATTTCACAGACGATGCAGGGACCGACAAGAAGGTGATTCATGCTACGGATAGCGTTACTGAACTCAGTGATGTGAGTAACGCCGGGTCGGGCATCATCATCTCCGATGCCGAACGCACGAAACTGACCAACATCGAAACGGCGGCAGATGTCACCGATGCAACCAATGTTAAGGCGGCACTTAACGGAATGAGTTTGTCTGACATCGGCTCACCTGCTGCCGCAGACCGCGTGTTGATTCAGGATGCAGATGATTCAAACAACATCAAGTATGCTGACTTCAGCGATTTTGGTGGTGGCTCAGGGACAGTCACAAGTGTCGCTACGACGGCACCCATCACAGGCGGCACAATCACTGCCACGGGTACAATCGGCATCAGCGCGGCCACCACAAGCGCAGCAGGGTCCATGTCCGCCGCAGACAAGACCAAGTTGGACGGCATCGCTGCAAGTGCTACGGCAAATGACACTGATGCAAACCTGAAGAATCGTGCTAATCACACGGGTACGCAACTTGCTGCCACCATCAGTGACTTTGCCCCCGCAATTGCTTCTGACCCAACAGTTGCAGCAAACACTGCTAAGCAGGGCTTTGTTGACCCACTGTACCTCACCGCTAAGGTTGGTACCAACACCAACGATGCGGGACTCACGGCAGGCACGTGGCACAAGGTTGAGTACTGGGACACGATTAGCAACAACACTCTCGCTCTTGACAGTGCCACAGATGGTGAGAAGTTCACCGTTGGCTCCGGGCAAGGCGGTCTGTATTCCATTCATGCGCAGGTGGGTTGGGTGGCCACAAACTCAACTTTGCCTTCATCGGGTACAAGTCCATACCAACTTCACGTTGCCATTTACGTCAATGGTTCTGTGGTGGTGAGACAGGGTTCTGCGACCTACGGAAGTCCTTCTGCGAAGACCGCGCCGATTTCGACAGAAATTGTGTTGGCTGATTCAGACTACGTTGAAATTTACTTCTTCGTTCGCAAAGAAGATGACACCAGTAATACTGGTACTCAACAACTACGCGGTGGAGAATACTGTCGTTGGTCCGTGCGAAGGATTGGTGCATCCTGATGAGTAAAACAATGCAAGAGGCCATTCAAGGCCAATACCCCACGCTTGACTTTGCTGAGTACGCGGTAGTCACCTCGTCCTCATCAGGGCAGACATACCATGCTGACCAGTGGCCTGCATCGGGCTTTGGTAACGCGCCTACACTCACTCAAGTGCAAACGTGGATGGCTTCATAGTCATTTTTCACGCCAAAAGTGACCGCATTCGCGGCATTCAAGCAACTTCAATTTTGTATTGGTGCCATTCAAATACATCGCTTGCAACCTATGCGGAATATGCCAGTGGCCGCAGCGACGGCACTTTGACTTCAACCGGTCAAGGAGTCTCCCCATGCAAGTCAGCCTCCAAGCAGTCCTCGCAAATGCCTTCAATCAGATGGCACTTCATGCAAGAGCGGCGGCAGACCAAGCACGCGGTCACTCCATCTGCCTCCGAGCAATGATGTCGTCAATACGTAGGATTGCGTTGCTGACTTCAGCGGCGCTCAAGACTGCCTGACGAACAAGCGCAGCGGGTTCCACCACCTGAGCCTCAAGCAAGTCCATCACACCACCATTGACCACATCGGGTCCGGCGAATGAGTTGCCGCTCATCAGTTCGTGGCGCATGTCAAGGATGGTGTTGAGGGGGTCGTGGCCTGCATTCTCAGCGATGGTGGCAGGAATGGACTCCAACCCGTCTGCAAACGCTTCAATGGCCATCTGAGCGCGTCCACCGATGGTGCTTGCGTGAGAGCGCAGATGCATGGCCATACGTGCGTAGGCGTTGCCGCCACCCACCACAACCATACCGTCACCCATGACGAGGGACACGACACCAAGGGCATCATCAAACCCGCGCTCCACTTCATCAAGCGTGTGCGTCGTGGCACCGCGCAAAACGAGTGTGGCCTCGTTGCTCTCATGGTCGTTCTCCACGAACAAGTACCACACGTCGTTATGTCGCTCGCGGCGCACCTGTGCCTCAATGCTACCTTCGACCTCACTGGGCGTCTGATGAATCGTAGCACCAGTGGCACGGCTGAGCGCACGCACGGTGGACTCAGGGGTACGGCGTACCACCATGATGTCGTGCTTCTTCAAGTACGCAGCAACGTGGTCGTTCACGCCGTCACGCACGAAGACAACGCCACCCTCGGGTAGCGCGTCCACAAGGTGCTTCGCGTCCGTGATGAGTGCTGCATTTCCGCCCTTCTTGTAGGACTGATACGCATTCGCATCCATTTGCACCTGCACGTTGTCCTCACCCTTCTCATGGTCAAGACCGGTGTTGATGAGCACGATGTGACCGTAGCCATCAGACTCACTCTCATGCACGTAGTCCTTGTTGACAATGATGCCACCGTACAGGTATGAGTCTTCAATGGAGCCACCGGGGAAGGACACGACCTTGACGCTCTCAGCGTCCCCGCCTGCTTTGCTCACGGCTTCAACGCACAGTTGCGACACTGTGTCAATGGACGATTCCAACGTCTTGCCGGTGATTGCAGTGCGTGCAACCCACGAAAGCACGTCCTTGCGGTAAAGCGAAACGTACTGCTCAAGATGTTCCACTGCCATTTGAGCGGCCTCATGGTACCCACGGCAGATGACGTTAGGATGCAGCCCCTTCTCAAACAGGGCTTCTGAATTACCGAGCAGGGCACCCGCAAGCACAACCGTACTCGTAGTACCGTCGTAGCACAGGCTTTCCTGCGTCTTGGCAATCTCGGCAATCATCTTGCCACCGGGATGCGACACGTCCAGTTCACGGAGAATCGTCGCACCGTCGTTTGTGACGATGACGTTGCCGCCACCATCAACCATCATCTTGTCCATACCCAACGGTCCCAGTGTGGACTTGACAGTTTCAGCAACCGTCTTTGCCGCCCTGATGTTGTGTACTTGCGCCTTGCTTTTGTTTGGTTCTTCACTCACCATTCCACCTCCAAATCAATCACTTCCCCTGTCTTCATGACACGGGAGCGAATATAGCCGTTCGATTTACCGAACGTGTACAGGTCGTGCGTCAAGCGTGCGTCACTGAGGCAGTACTGTGCCACCTCGTCATACTTGCCTGCACGCCATGCTTCAGGTGCATCGTGGCTGCTCATCAGTTTTGCATCCGAAAGCGTGTGCTTTACCAAATCGCCAAGCGAGGATTGCACACCTCCCTTTACGGTCATACCTGCTTTTTGCACAAGCAACTTGGTGTCCACAATGGCATCGGACTTGCCAAGCAAGTCACCCGCAGTCCAACAGTCCAAAGCGTCACGCAGAACAGGCAGGTCAAACTTGCGAATGTTGTGTCCAAGGATGACGCCGCCATCTTCGACGTGCTTGGTGAGGTCTTCGCCCAACGTTCGTGGGTGTAGGTCTTTGACCGTAGCATCAACATCAACGGCCTTGTTGCAGTACACGTTGCCTACGGCTCCATCCCACGTTGCAACCACGGTCGGCTCAAACGATGCAGTCTTGTCCCAACCACCAATCTCGTACGAGTAGTTGCCTGTTTCAATGTCCAATGCAAGCACATCACTCATGAAAACACCACCCTGTAATTCTTCATCACTTTGTTGGCTGCGTTGATACATGACTCGCAAGCAAAATACTGAGCCACAGGCTCACCATGTGTGGTCACTTGAGTGACCTCTATCAACTCTTCGTTGAGCAGGTACTCATCTTCACACGGGTCACCCGCTGAACCCCAGTACTTGACGCGAAACTCACAACGCATTAGGCATCACCCTTCCGTCGTAGGTAAATACGACCGCCGCTCTTCTTGGCGCTGAACAACTTGGAACCAAAGTCCTTGAAGTGACGCTCAGCCGAACTCTTGGAAAGACCGGTGGCACTCATGTACGCTGCCACCACGTTCTGCTTCCTACGCCATCCGTCACCCATGCCTTCAATCTCATACTGCTGACAGACGTTGTATGCGCTCACCATGTCGTTGAGCAACTTCTGCTCCTTGTTCTTGTTGCCACCAATCTCCACGGAGTCCTCAAGCCATGAGATGAGATTGATGAACAGGTCGAGCAGAATTTCATGCGCCATGTCCACGTGGTGTGCTTGAATCACGTCACTACGCTCAAGCACGGCCATGTGAAGTGAAAAGATACCGAGGTAGTTTTCAATGGCGGGTGTGAACGAGGCCACAATTTCAGACATGGACGGGTCCATGTCACGTAGCAGGTCGTACACCTCCTCAGATGCCTGATGCAGTGCAATCTCGTAGTTTTCATCAGCAGTGAACATGTCCCACATATGAGACTGCACCAATTCTTCTTTCTCGTCCTTGTGCATTTCGTCCCACGTGGTGAATGAAATTTCAGCAAGGTTCAGCAACTTGTCCCGCACCCACTTCTGTGTTTCACGGAAGTACTCGTACAGGTCTTCGCGCGAGTACTCGGTCGTTACCGGCTTACGATAGAAGGTACTGAGGCGCTTCATGCTCACGCCTTGCCGCTCATCCATGTCCCAGTGCTTCCAGTACAGGAGAACACGTTGGAAGATACCTTTGGTTAGCACGTACTCTTTCACACCCTTGGGAGGGTATGTCGTAATCCACATGGACACACTCGACTCAGCCTCGACCTTGTTCCCCTTCATGTGCTTGACAAGCGTGTTGTTACCGCTGCCGACTGGGTTGCAGGCGGTTTGAAGGTACAGGACTGTCTCCTGACTGTGCTTACCGGGGTTGAGAATGATGGAACCTTCATCGAAGTTGATGGCCTTGCGACCTGCGAGCAACCCATCAATGGTTTCGTAATCACCTGTGGGCTTACCATCATCGTCCAACACGGCTTCCGTCGAGCCAATCAGCCCTGCGTCTGTACCCGATGCGAACAACTCGATGGGCACTTCAGCATGCTCGCAGATGTCACTGATGAAGTTCCAAGCAATGGACTTCCCTGTACGTGACGGTTGAATCCAAAACACGTGTACTCGGGGGTCAAGGTGCGTGTCACCGGTAGGAATGCGAACGTAGGGCAGGATGGCTTGACCCTGCACGAAGAAGAAGGACAGGAGGCCCGGTACCTCGTTCTTCATCGAAGTAAGCGAGAAGTGGTGCAGATATGCATTCAAGATGTCATGCTTCTGTACTGCCGTGTAGTTTTTCGGTTCCATTGAATCTCCTCCATTCATCTTCCCTTTGGTTGGTTAAATACCTCGGCGGACCTTTCGCTCCTGTTTGACGGCTTCTTCACTCGTCAGTACGTTGGTGAGAAGTCGTCGGCGTGATTCACCGAAACCCTTCACCTGCTTCAGTGACTCGGGGTGCGCCATCTCTTCGATGCTACCACACTTGTCGAGTAGCCTTTCTGCAATCTCACGCCCAATGCCCGGTATGGCCATCAACATGTCCATGCGAATGTCGTTGGATGATACACGGCGTAGCGCGTGGGCACCGTGCGCACTGGCGGGCTTGTGCAACTTGTCGTGCAAGCGTACGATGAACGATGCAGCCTCACTTGTATCAGTGGTGTACAAAACCTGACACTCAAAGTCAGCCATGATGCGAGCAAGCGTGCCCATCAGTTCGTTTTGTACACGCGAGTAGGACACCTTCTTGCCTGCGGCCTTGGCTTGGGCGAGGTACTTCTGGACCGAGCCGTGGACGACGAGGAAGAACCGCTCAAAGTTGGCATCCATGTTGTCCAACTGACGCCACAGGTGACCGCTATGCGACGACATGAACAGGTCGTTGATGCTCTTGGCCTCAACCAACGCGCCGCCCAGTTGGTAGTCACCCACCACAAGGGACTGACGTACGACAACGAGGCCACTCTTCGCGGCTTTACGTTGCACTGATTCGCACAACATACCACGCTCATTTGAGTCAATGATGAGGTCAGGCTTCGGCATCAGTCAACCCCCCAGTAGCCTTTGTGAAGATGACAAGTTGAGTTTGGTTTAACTGCGGTTGTGGTACACCGTTTCTTTGTTTTGTGATTCATGGCCGAGCACTGTGTTGCTCCTGCGTGACGACTGCAATAACCATTCTTTTCGTTGGCCCAGTAATTGCAACGACCCCTGTTGTGAGGGCGTTGACCTTTACATCTCCATTCTTCAGAAGGCGGCTCCGAGCGACAGGAAGAACAAACAAATGTTGTCTCATCATGTTTGACTGCCTTACGAATACCCCACGTACCGCACAGAACACATTTCATTCGCGGCATCAGATGTCCCCCGTTCCGTCGTAGTACTTGCACTTCCCCATGCAATACCCTTCTTGATACAGGGTAGCACACGTTGCGCTTGAGTAGCCCGTCATCACGATGCTGCGTACCTGCTCGTCGGTCTTCTCAGGCTTGTAGTCAACCCAACCCTGTTGCGCAATGAATGAGTTGATGGTCAGCACATGCTCCTCCTTCTCTTCGTCCGTGATACGCCAATGCGGGAAGAACATGCGAAGGCGGTCTGCAAGGTAGGAGGCGAAGTGGTATCGCTCCCTGTGCGTAGGGTTGCCCCCACCCATCGCTCCCTGTGCAAGACAGGGCAGCACGTGAATATCAGACAGACTGGTGGTCGGTAGGCTCACCGGCTCAAGGTTCATCATCTGCTTGAGCACCGACTCCTTGACCTCAAACGTCACCGGTGTGGTACCGAGTGGTATGTAACCTGAGTGTGGTTCCATTGCCAGTTCCATCAGGTCGTCATATGAGGCTGAAAGAATCTGCTTGCTCGTCAACGGTACACCCCAACAATCACGACGAGCGTTGTACGAGTTCGGTATGCGAATCATACCGCTTGTGTCGAATGCCACAGTCGGGTCGTTGCAACGCAGCACACCAATGTCCTGCTCCCACTGGTTGATGAGCAAGCGTCCAGTGTACTTGATTTGAGACAACTCACCACCTGACTCGGGTTCAAGCGTGCGGTCAAGCGGAATCCAAACGTGGAAGCCACCACCGCTGAACCACACGAAGTGCTTGGTGTCGTGGCTCATCAGATACCTGTGCAACCTGCGTACTTCATCGTGCGGCTTGTCGAACGATACGTCTGCACCCTTAGCCTTGAAGTCCTTGCAGTCGAAGTCCATGACGAAATGATGGATGAGTGGGGTGTTGTAGTCCACACGGTGATGCTTCGGGGCAGTCGTCTTGTTGTACCCGTACGCCGTCATGTACACGTTGCCTGAACCACTCTTGCCGTTCCAGTACGACTCCAACTCTTCAGGCGTACGCACGATACGTCGCCACCCGCGTTCCCCGTTGCTTGGTAGTTCAAGCACTTCACGGGGAAAGTCGAGTGGTACGAACGTCACGGTATCACCACTTGTTCATCAGGTCGTCAAGGTTAGACTCCAACATCTCCACCAGTTCACTACGCTTTGATGGCTTGAGCCATGACGGGTGTACCGTGTAGTGAACGTCGTTGAAGTAGGTTGGCCCCTCGTTTTCATCGAGCCATTGGTCAAGGGTGTGCTGCTTGTACACAACGCGCACGAATGGCGCACGGTTGGGCAGCAGCCCCCGTGCGCTTGAGGTCATGACCCGCACCCTGTTGGGCGGAGTGATGCGCTCTCGTAGGCGCTCTTCAATTTCATATGCAATGTCGTTCATTCTGCTCTCTCCAATTCATCAAGGTATTTGTCTGTCACTGACCAAAAATCGCAATGCTCATGAAATGAACACCAGTTGCATTTCATCAACTGCTCTTCCCACGGAAGCACGTTCCCCTCCTTGTCGCGCTTGGGCCTACCGAGCCACGGGTTGGGTGGGAAGTCCATGTTCACGTGAGCAGTAACGAGTTTCTTCAGTGCGTTCTCAACACTGGTGAGTGTACGTGTTTTGACTTCCTCGTACACAAGAGCGTTGCGTTCACCATCTTTCTCAGCACCACCGGGAAACTCCCATCCCCAGTGAGAAATAGGCAGAAACTCAGCGTGTGGACTGTTGTTCAGGAACATCTGATAGAAGCCCATTTCCTTGCGCATCTTCGTCAGACCATTACTGTTCTTCCACTTACCCGTCTTCAGTTCCATGAGTGCGAAAGTACCGTGTCCCGTGTAAAAGATGGAATCAATGAAACCCGACAAGTGAACGGGAATGTGCTCTCCCTCCACTTCGACATAACGGTTGGCGTGTACGTGTGCTTCAACGGACACGGGACGCCAGTTCTTCACCCCACCATGGATGAGGCGTTGGTACTGCCACTCCAACCATTGGAGAATCTGCTCCGGCTCACCTAACACGTACGGCTCAGGCGGCTCAGGAGTAGCATGAGTGTAAAACAACTCGCGGGCCTCTTCGGTCTTCCCGTTTTCGTGAAGGTTCACGACTTCTTCCTCGGCATTAAAATCAGCCCAAAAGAACTCAACGAAGTCGTGGACGTTAGAACCACGGGTCATGGCATCGTTCTGCTCTTCTTTGATGCGCAAGAATCGCTTGATGTAGTACTGTTGTGAACACCAACCGTAGTCGCTAAGGCTTGACTTGGAAATGCGGAGGATGGAGCCGTCTTGGTCGTTGGGGTTCCAGTCGTACCTGCTACGGCGGTACCACTCGGCCTCCTCAGTGTGACCTGTTTCGGCCTCGTACTCGTCAATGGACTGGCGACTATCATCACCCGTAGGGTTCCACCTCACACCTTCACCCCATCGTACTCGACGTGTTCACAGGGTAGGCAGATGTGACCGATAGGTACAGTCACGTTCTTAGGGCGCAGGTAACACCTACGCATCAACGCCTCACATTTCGGGCAATAGACGTACGGTACACGACCCATTACTCCCTCACCTCGTCCATCAGACGCTCAACGTACACGGCGGCATCCATCAGTTCCTCTTGCAAGTGCTGAAGCCACGCGAGTAGGTCAAGGTCATCACGCTCCATCGTGACTCCGTACTTGGCTTTGCCGACATCTGCGCGGCTGCGAATCTTGGCGATGACGCGCTCTTCAATGTCACTCATATCAAGCCCTCACGGGTAGGGGGAACAGGCGCGTCTGCTCATTGGGTAGCGTGTCACCGAACTCACTGAGTTTGGTCTGTCGCGTTTCAACACCACCGCAACACTGGCAGTAGCGCACCTTCGGCGGCTCCACTTCAGTTTGCATTACTTTCTTCCACAGTTTCCACTTCATTGTATCACCACATTTTGACAGGCACACGACGTGCCGTGACTGCATCCAAGTCCCATTCCATGTTCTTGTACACGCTTTTCAACTTCGCACCAATCCACTTCTCAACGAGTGTGGACCACGCAATGTCGTAGCCCTCGATGTCAAGCGGTTCCGCTTCTTGATTCTGCACGGCCACTACGGGTGTGGCCGCATTGCCATCAGGTACACCTTCAACGTACACCCAACGCACACTGTCGCCCTTGCTGAAACGGGTACCCATGTACTCGTTGGCATAGATGGCCGCACGTGCAGGGTTGGGCACACTGTTCTCATAGGCACTCGGGGCCTTGCTAATGCGTCCTGATGAGCACGCATCAATCACGTCCACCTCACCACGATACACACTCATGACCTGTGGTCGGAGCAAAGCATGTACCTCCTCCTCGCTCTTGCCTGAGCCTACGGCGTACAGGGCCTCCTGAAGAATACCCTTAGCGAACGCCGGAGTGTTCGACGCCTTGAGTGCGTAACCGGTGACCTTCAACTTCCCGGCCTCGTCTTCAGGCCATGACTTCACACCGAAGTTTCTGTTCTTGGTGTCAGCAGTGAACCAGTACGGGAAGTATGCTTCCAATTCAACGTCGAGATACTTCATCCCCATTTCTTCTTGAGCCACTGTGGTCAGGTGTTCAGCCAACCACTCAGCCTTGTCGAATGGGACTTGAATGTAACATGAGTCGGTGTGACCCGCAAGACCGGGGTAGCCCAGTTCCTCGCTCTTCTCAACGAGCATGGAGCATGAACGGCGTCCGAGGTAAGTGATGGACTCAGCGATGGGCTTGGACACCCATCCTCCTTGAAGCATCGAAAGCGCAGCCATGCCATAGATGGCGTTGACTGAAACTTTCACTGCCATCTGAAGCATGTTGTAGCCCAGTGCCACATCGGGGTCGTCTGCTTCCTTCATCAGACCCTTGTAGTGCTTACGCAGGTCGAGCAGTTCACGCACGACCTTGGGGAGAATACCCTCCTTGGATTGGTCCCAGTGGTACACACCGCCTGAGCCTTCGACAATCATGCCCTTGCCGTCCACCTTGGGTGGAACGTTGAGTGTGATGGTGTTGTCGTTGGGTGCGTCACACAACGTCGTATAGCATAGATTCGCTGAGAGGATGATGTTGGGGTACAGGGATGCGAAGTCAACCAAGGCGACACCTTCACGGCGTCCGGGGATGGGTTGCATGACCCACCCTGCCTCAATCTCGGGGCGGTTCTCCTTCCACGTGCTCTTGGCCTTCAGGTGTGTGCGACGACCGACGAGGCCACGGAAGTAACGGCTGACGTTGTGGGTGCTTGCGAAGTCAATACCTGCCACCCGTTGCAACGCAAGGTGGAAGTCGGTGCAGTGCAACTTCTCATCACAGTCGCGCAACAACGTGGTGTCCACCAAACAGTAGTCCACGAAGTCATCGTAGTACTCAGCCCAACCGTTGTGAACGGTCATGCCTTCAATGTCGTTGGTCAACTTGCCCTCAAAGCCGAGTGCCTTGGCGAACCAGTCCAACTTGCGGGACTCCGCCTGTCCGCGACCTGACTTCTGCCACACGCCCTCAAACCCGCTGCCGCTCGTCCACGGTGCAGCAGTGTCGAAGCACAGACGCCCCTTGATGGGCTGAGTCGTGGGATTGCCCATGATGTTCTGATACCCAACACCGGGCTTGGGTGGGTACATGATGCCGAG